ATGTGGCTCAAGGGTCGTTGTTTGCCAACATGGGGCCGAGTGGTATTGTGAGTGGTAATGCACGACACAGCGATCAGAGTGAGTTGACTGCTGAGCAGGCGATTGCGATTAACGATTCGTTTAGACAGAACCACATGGGTGCCCACAACGCTGGAGACATTGTTGTGACTCCATCAGACTTGAAGTGGGTGCAGATAGGCTTGAGTCCTGTGGACATGGGTATCTTGGACTTCAACGCTGACTTGGAGCGACAGATTGCGAACATCTACGGATATCCGTCTCAGTTGTTGACTCCTCAGGGAACATTGGCGAATAGTGAGACAGGTGATACGAGAGTTATCACTAACTGCGTATTGCCGTTGCTAAGAAAGATGGATGATGTGTGGACTAAAATGGTTCGTCAATGGTATGGCGATAACAGCTTGGTAGTAATGTCTGATACCGATGTTTATCCTGAATTGGAAGGTGATAAGAAGGAGTTGGTTCATTGGATGCGTCAGGCGATGGTATTCAGCCAGGATGAGATCCGTGAGGCACTAGGATATGGAACGATTGTAGATGAGACTCAGGTGTTGGTTCCTACGAACTATATGCCGTTGGCTGACATGAGAAGTGGGGACTTGGATGTTGATACTGTGCCGAGTGGTAGAAATGTACCAACAGAAGACATCGAAGATGATGATACAGACCAAGATTTTGACTAAGAACTTTGTAGCCGTTGATGGGATTATAACCGTAAAGGCTCAGAGGTTGGGTGAGGAGTATACCTGCTGGTGCAAGGCCGAGGATTATACATTTGAATTTAAGGAAGGAATGAGTACCAAGGATATTATAGAGCAGACTATAAAGCTGCTTTCTGTAATGCCATAACTAAATATAAACACGATGATATCAGAAGAAGAATTCTTGAAGGCAGAGATTGAGACTCTGAACCTGACGATGAACAATGAATTGTTTGTAGGCTTGGCTAAGAGTGTAGCTAACTACTGCAAGAAGTTTGAGCCGAGTAGTGTTATTGACTACGGATGTGGCACAGGAGTGTATAGTGAGGTGATGCGTAGGGAAGGATTTAACATCATGGCACTAGATGTGTTCAAGAGCCACAGAGACTACTGCAAGGAGCAGTACAGCGAGTTGAAGGTGATTGCTAGACCTAAGGCAGCACAGATGATGTTGTTCATCGAGGTGGCAGAACACATGACCGACCAAGAGATTAAGAATGCGATTGATGTTATAGAGCCTAAGATGATATTGTTTAGCTCTACTCCACATACTACTGAGAACGATGCAGAGTGGGGACACATTAACATCAAGCAGGAGCCAGAGTGGATTGCATTCTGGAAGGTTCTAGGGTATAAGGTATTAGAGAAACCATCAACTCCTACGACATGGACTCTGATGCTAGAAAAAATTTAATCTACTTTATTTACTACGATGGGACATTAAACCATTTCCATGTATTGAATCTTAGATTCTTGCAAGAGTATTGGAATGTGTTTGATGGTCAGAGGATAGTTAAGATAGCGGTTAAGGGTGACTATTCTTTGGCACCTATTGTGGATATGCTGCCGAAAGATTGTGACTATCGAGTAGTGAAGAACGATGCTAAGTTTGGAGAGTGTACTCACTTCTTAGACTCATTGGTAGAGATTAATGGTGGCATGACATTCTACGCACATTGCAAGGGAGTTACTCGACCGCAATGGTCTGGATTAAACATTTGGATTACACATCTGTATCGAAAGAACTTGACTACACCTCCTGTGTTAGGAGATAAGCTATTTGCAGGTGTTTGTGCTAAGTTACTGCCGTGTCCTCCGTATGTTCCGTATCCGTTTCACTACTCTGGGTCGTTCTATTGGTTTGCTACGGATAAAGTTAAGGCAAGACTAAAAAATATGAAGTTGACCCTTGACAAGTACTTGACTGAGCAGTTCCCAGGTATTATGGCAAATAAGGATGAGTGTATATTCGGATATGCAAGCTCAGATGTGAACTATAACTTCTACGAGGAAAGAACTTGGAGAGCTTTAAAATGAAAGTAATTTATTCGGTCTTGTTCGGAGACTATGATGATGTAAGTCCTGCCCCTAAGTTCGAGGGGTGGGACTTTGTGTTATTTACCGATAATGCAGAGCTAAATGTTGATGGGTGGCAGATAAGAGTTGTGAGCGGTGTTACAGATAGGCAGAAGGAAGCTAGGAAGTACAAGCTTCTATCACACTTGTATCTAAGCGAATACGATTTGGTCTGCTATGCCGATGCGAATATTTCGTTTGTGCATGAGCCGCCTAGTTTCCCGATATGGTTTAAGACTCGTGCCCATGTAGATGTGTACACTAGAGCCAAGGAGTTGGTGAATGAGGGGAAGGTAAACGAGGATCAGGTAAAGAGGCAGTTTCGCTATTACTTAGAGAGTAGATACAAGGATAAGGCAGGATTGCTAGAGACTAACTTTTTTGTCCGTTCAAATCGAGATGTATTGCAGAATATCTTGATGGATGGTGTATGGAAGATTGTGCAGGATTATACTAGCAGAGATGAGTTGGCATTTCCTTATGTGATTAATTGGAGAAATGTAAGTCCTGAGAATATCAAGCCACACAATGTTATGGCAACCTTTGTTACGATAAATCAGCACAAGGGAAAGGTAGAGGTTAAGAAGAGTGTTCAGGTTCACCACATAACACCTGGTAGGTCAGACAAGAACATTGGAAAGGCAATTAACGATTTGATTCGTGGTTTGCCTGACGATGATTGGATTTGTCTACGAGACATTGATACGCTTCCGATGTATCACGAGAAGATATATCAGCAATGCGAGGAGATAGCACAGCGAGGTGACTTTGACTTGGTTGGATGCATGACTAATCGTTTGGGGTTGCACTATCAGCTTGTAGGAGGACAAAAGTCCGATGATTCTGATATCATGAACCACAGAAAGATTGCAGTTGATTTGTATAACGAGCATGGAAGCAATGTCATGTTCTTTAACCAAATTATTGGTGGCCTGTTTATGCTGTTTAGCAAAAAGACATGGTTGCTAGTCGGAGGCTTTCCTGAAGGAGGCATTCAGATTAATGGCCATTTCTTTGACTACCATTTCTGTAAGCAGATAATGCGACATAGGCTACGCATTGGTATCGCCAAGGGTATATACTTGTTCCACTACTATCGATTTGAGAGTGGTCAAGATACTAGAAGAAATATTAGTCATCTTCTATGAGTTTGTATGTTTGATAGTTTTTTTCAATCTTTGTGTATGAATGAGGATTTAGATTTCGAATCTATCGAACAAAAAAGCTATTCAGATTATCCTGAGGCAGTTAGAAATAACGCTAAGAGGGTTCTTAAATATGTTGAGGAGAACGGTTGGGGGCCATGTGGCACCGATGTTGGAAAGCAAAGAGCAAATCAGCTTGCAAAAGGCGAGCCTGTATCAGTAGATACAATCAAGAGAATGTATAGCTATCTAAGTAGACATGAGGTTGATTTACAATCTTCTAGCTCTTACGAGGATGGCTGCGGTCTATTGATGTACGATGCATGGGGAGGAAAGGCTGCACTATCGTGGAGCAGGAGTAAACTGAGAGAATTAGGAGAAATAAAAGAACAGAGCAATATGGGTTTTCTAACTAAAGGTATTAACCAAGGATTTCAAGATGCCGACATGAAGCAAGGTGTTGTTTCAGGTTATTTTGCAATGTTTGGTAACAAGGACTTGGATGGTGATGTCATCGAGAGAGGAGCATTCGCTAAGACTATCCAGGAGCGTGGGCCTAATGGTAAGAAGCTAATCAAGTATTTGCTAGATCATGACTCTAAGAAGTCTGTTGCTCTTATTACCAACCTAGAGGAGGATATGAAGGGTTTGAGATATGAGGCTAAGATTGGGACTCATAGCTTGGGTGTTGACTTTATGAAGATGGTAGAGTCAGGACTTATTAACCAGCATAGCTTTGGATTCTCTGTACCTAAGGACAAGCAGTACTTTGATGGCACTAAGAAAGCTAATGTCATTAAAGAAGTAATCATGTACGAAGGATCAGCAGTACAATTCTTGGGAGCGAATCCTGAGACCACATTCATTGACTTGAAATCTGAGAATGATGCGTTTGAATACCTTGACAGACTAGAGAAGTTTGTTAGGACTTCTGATGCAACTGACGAGACACTTGTCAAACTAGAAGAAAGAATTAAATCACTTTACGAAATTCTAAAGCCGAAAGAAATCACTTTGGAGCAGGTTAAAGCCGATTTGGATAGTAATAAATTAATTGAATCACTTAAATCTACATTTAGAA